CAGGCTGGCCAGCGTTCATCGGTGCAAAGCCCGATTGACCTTGCATCGCCGCATTTTGGTTATAGCCGCCTAATGCCGCCATCGGGTCACCCTGATAGGGCTTGCGGCTGTTTCCGAAAATGCCCATTATCTGCCTCCAAAGGCGCTAGCAAACATACCCGCCCCATTGGCCAGTTGCGACAACAGCGACGGGCTACTTTTGCTCACATTGGTGCCGTTCGATGTCACATATTTGCCTACCAGCCCGTTAATCGCACCCGCCTGATTATTGGCAAAGTCGGCGGGCATGCCCGAAAGCGTCTGGATGCCCGCAAGGTTGCCGAGCGCCGCGCCGTTTTGCATCCCGCGTTCCGCCGCATAGTTGCCGTAGCGCAACTGGTTTTCGCTATCAGCCAGCCCGCGCGTCAATTCCCCGGTGTGATAATCGCTGCCATAACGGCCTGATGCACTGAAATTGCTATTCACGCGGTTGCTGACATTTTCGCCCGTGCGGTCAATCATGCCCTGCAAATGAGGGTTGTCTTGGTCAAGATATTTACCGCCCATCACGTCGCCAAAATAAGACAGGCTTTGCTCACCTTGCGGAAGATATTTTTTCAGCAAGTCTTGGCTCTGTTGCGCGCCCGCGTTGACGCCCTGTACGGCTTGATCAATATACGGCTGCGAATATGCGGACGGGGCAAGCGTTTCATTCGACTTGGTGGTGGTTTTGCTTTTCGACAAGCCCATAACTACAGTTCCTTGATGATCTTGGTCTGGTAAATTTGATAATCCGGCAACAGCTTGACCCACGCCGCGCGGCTTTCAATCGATGCGCTGCCGCAGCCCATGCTTTTCGCCAATGCTTCCGCATCCGGGATCAACTCATCCTTGATAACCGCCAAATCACCCGCCGCCGCCATGCCCTGCAATTCGAGCCAGCCAGTCGGGTAGCGTTCAAACTTGAACAAGATAACCGCCCGGTCATCGCCCAATACGCGGATTGCGCCGTTAGCAATCTGCATATCGAGCCACGCCATTGTGTAAAAACGGGTGTCCAATATACTTTCAATTTCCGCGCGGAACTTCATAACTCGTCATTATCCGGCTCGCCATTTTGCGGCCTTCCGCCGCTTGATGGACTACCGCCTACCGTACCGCCCGTTTGTCCGGGCTGCGTCGGTTCGCTCGTATCGCCACCAGTGCTTACCGTCGCACCATCGACAACCTGCGGCGGATATGTTGGCGCGGGCGTGTCGATGCCGACATAATCAGGCAGCAAAAAGTTTGCCTCATTATCGGGATCGTCAAACGCCGCACCCAGATATGCCGCCAATTCGGGGAACGACAATTTTTCTTGACTGCTGCCATCGGAAAGCAAAAACCCCGGTATCGCTACGGGCAAAGGAAACTCGCGCAATTCACCGACCAATGTAGGATATGACGTTGCCGCCAATGCCGAACGCACCCGCCGCGTCAATTCACCCAGTGGCGTATTCAGCGGGATGGTCGTGGCATAGGTTGTCCGCGTTGATATGAATTTGTAAAATACGCTCACCGGCCCGCGCCCGGCTCACCGACAAAATCAACGCCTTTTGCGTATCCCCAAGCCGTACCCGCCGCGATGGCCAGTGTAGGCCGCAGGAAACGCCCCGATACGCGACACGGCATTTCCCCCGATGCGACTATAGCCGCCGCCGTTACCGTTGTGCCCGCATCCCCCAAACGCTGCCTTGCAAGGAAGGATAATGTCAGCCCCGTCGTCGCATCGCAATCAGGCCGCGCAAGCCGCAGACAGGATCGACGCCCCCTGAATAATTCCAAATCCGTCCCCGTGAACGTCGCCGCTTGCGGTGTGCCGGATAATGCCCCTAGTTCATCGCTACCGCTAAACACATAAAGCAACGGCGCGCCGCCCTTGAAACGCGGATCGTCGAACGGGTCCAACCCCGCGCCGTCAATGTCATCATCGCCCGCGCCTACGGACGGGTCTTGCTCATCAACCGATAGCCCTTTGGTTACACCTGAAAACACAATGCTTGACGCAAGCGGAAGCGTAAACCACTTTTTGAATATCCAGCTATAGCCCCAAATCTTATCGGCCATCGACCAAAGAACATGGCCGTTCACCGGGTCAATCGCGGTGGACATTTGCACCCAGCCATCAACGCCGTATTGCCCGCCAAATTCGCGGTCCACCCATTCACGCCCGATAGGGATAGGCTGTTGCCCGTCCCACATCATAAAACCCTCATCCGACAGGAAGAAGCCAAGCGCCCCCCATTGCGCCACCGAATGAACCGTCACGCAGCCAATATTTGACGATACCTCGTTAATCTCGAATATGACATTGCCGCCAACATAATCCATCCGACAAATGCGGTCGCGCTGAAGAATAACCCCATATTCGCCCGACAAAATCCCGTTGATGCGTCCGCCCGATGGCAATACCTGCCTATCCGCCTGCCGTTGCCCTGTTGCCCACCATTCCGCGTCGTTGATACCCGACCAGCCCATGTGCATGACATTGCCGTTGCGGACGCCGCCGACCAGAAAATCCTTGACCACCGCAAGCGTTTCAAACTTCGGGGGCGTCCCGCCCAATGCGCTTACCGTCCCCGTTGCAAGGTCTATTTTCTGCATCACGTCGGTGCCGTTGGTTGCAATAGCCAGTCCGCCGAATTGGGCAAAGCGCCAGCGTGCATCACTGCCCAAGCTGTAGCCCGCGCCTATCACCTGCCATGAACCGGATTCAGCCCTGTAAAGGCTGGTAGCATCGCCCGCGACAATGTAGCTTAACCCTTGCGCGCTAGTGAATGTAGCGCCGCCCTTGGGGGTTGACCCTAGATCGCCATAGATCGCCGTGAACTGGCCCGCAGGCCGGTAGCCGTCCTCCAACGGATAGGCACCGCTAGCCACGGTCAAAATATCGGGGTTGCCGCTCTTTGCCTTATCGGGTGCAAGCGGGCCGAATATCATTTCAAACTTCCTTAAAGCCGGTGGCTTTTAGCAGCCGCGAATAATAGGAAACATTACGCGCCGTGTTCAGAAAATAGCCTATCCGCTTCAATTCGCCGTCGCGGTAAACGGGCGGATACCACCTATCCTTGCAGTCAATCTGGGCATGTTTGCCGGTTTGCCCCGCGTAAATCGGCGCTTCAAAAACGGTCGTTGTGTAAGTGATTTCATGGCCGTGTTGGCTTGTCAGTTTCATGCGCGCACCCCTACGCTGGGATAAACCGGCATTGACATTTTAAGCCGCCGGTTGCCGTATCTAGCCCGATGCGTTTCGTCGTTGATCTGCTCTATCAATTCTTCTGTGCGGGCCTTGACGACCGGCAAACGCCCGTCATTCCAGTTATAAAACTCGGCCTGTGCCAATGCGGCAAACAGGTATAAATCAGGATGCTTTGTCATTAGCCAGTTGGTCGGGTTAGCAACCGTCAAAGCCGGTATTTTCTGGTAATAGTCGATTTTGACGGTGCCGCTTGCGGGCGCGGGCCTAAAGAAAAACTGGCCGTCTGTGACCGCAACGAAACGCGGCAAGCGGGCGCTAGTCGGTATGTCGAACAACTCTTGTGCGGATATTTGCTCAAAGAACGTATTGTCCACCGATATGGACCGTAGCCCCATGAAGTCGGCGGGAAGTGCGATAGCCTCACCGGCAAGCGTTGCGGTAGCGCGGCCCTCCATTTCGATGGTGCGCAAGCGGCGGTTAAATTCAGCCTCGGCCAGCGCGATCAAATCGGGTGCTATCGCCGTCATATCCGAACGGTTTAGCCAGCCGTTGATTGCCGCAACCAAATCTGTGTAATTGGTCAATGCCATATCAAGCCCTCACAGAACAATCGGCGCGCGTTTTAGGTGGCGATATTCACTGCTGTTAAGCAGGCGCTTCACGGCGGGTCCGTGGTTAGGGTCTTTCAACCGGACGCCGTATTTCGTCAGCCATTCAATTTCAACAATCGGCGGGATGGACGCCGCATGCCACATTTCCGATTTGCGGTCGAAGCCGTCATTTTGTGCCTGTTTGTTGGCGTCTAAAATCTCAGCCATGTTCTTTTGATGATACGCAACTTGTACGGTGCCGTGGTCTTCATCGGTTGCCCGTATCCACTTTTGCAGACCGTTCCACGAACCGTCGTCAATCATTTCCCATTCGTTAGGGTGCATATGCGCCTCCAAAGTTAAGGGGCCGACCCGAAAGCCAGCCCCTCAGTTCATTAGAGTAGATCAGCGACGACGGCGCTTGCCGCTTGGTTCAAGCAGCGCAGTGCAACTTC